GTGTGTCAAAAAAAGTGCCAATCTTTGTCACCCCTATCCCGCCAAAAATTAAAATCGCGCGGGAGATGAACACACTTCAGAAGGTCTGATGCGAGGATTCATACGAACATCAACGCCTCCGAATGACTTCTTACGCACAGTAGAGCAGAGTCCTGACCATTGCTCAGCGAGTGCGTTCGCGTCCGCGATGTGTAGCGCAGTACGCTGCTCATGACCATCACCTGCTGTGCCTCCTCCTCCATCCTTGAAGTAGTTGGTCTTCGGCACTACGCGCTCGTCACGCAATACTGCGCCATACTTCACGAAGTACCGGATGCTTGCTTCCACATCGTCCTTGTAGTTGACTGTGGGCAGGAGGAACTCATCGCGTCCGCCGTCTGATATGAACCCATGAAAGCAGCCGGAGCAGAACCGCAGTCCTGCCATCACGGCGTTCTGCATGAAGAAGGCGTTCGCTACTGCGTACACGCTCCACAGGGCGCATCTGTTCGCTTCTGTGAGATCGAACATCGTGTCACAGTACTCCTCTAAGCCTTGCAATGGGCGCAGGGTCTTGGCATCTACCGCTACGAGGAGGTCGATCAGGTCATCATCGCAATGCAGTACACGCGTCCCTGATGGGTAGTGCCGTCTGTAGGTGCGTACAACTCCTCTGATGCCGGGCTCTTGCTGAACAACGATGTCACCTCTGAAGCTTCTGAGTGAAGCCGCGTAATCAGCGCGCTCCTGCTCGTTAGCCACGAACAGAGTCACACGCTCAGTGCTGATGTCGTGCCTGTGCAGCAGGGCAAGCGTCTTGCTCTCAAGCGTTGACGCGCGCTGATAGGTCTTGATGGCAATGCTGAACGGCTGTGTAGTCATGGTTGCTTCTTCTTGCGCGCAAGGGTCTTGAGCATTGCAGCGCGGCTTGATTCAGACACGGGCTTATTGTTTCGTGCGTTTAACTCTGCTACTGAACGCTTGGATCGCGCCCGTTCCAACTCATCATTGATGTATTCGCAGTTCCACATCTGCTGAAGCGAGTAGTACACAACGGTAAACCGCATGGCAGACGGTGAACGCTTCACGATAGGTGTCACGCCGTGCAGCAATCCCTGACCATCGAACAGCAGCAATGATCGATCGCCTATTTCAAACTTCACATTCAGTTCAGGCACACACAGCATTCCTCCTTCAACATCAGACTTGAAGCCGAGCATTGCACTACAGCAGTTGCCGAAGTTGCCTGAATCGAAGTGATACTGCAATGGATTGTTGCGGTTGATGATGCCACTAGTGAACATCGATTCGCCCAACATGTATTCAGGCTTCACCTTCTCTGATGTCACCTGCCTGTGATGCGCTGCCACTTCAGGCATCGAATCAAGGTAATACTGTGCCACTACTTCAGCACCACTAGCAACGACTGAATGCTCAGTTGGCTGATCTGAAGCCATGATTGTCGCTCTGCATGGGTGCTTCCTCAGTTCATTGCGTGGAGCGAACCCGAAGATGCGGCTGTTCGTGACAAGCCCACTCGTACGAATGTCCTTGATCGTTTGCACATTCGGCAAGACAGCCTTGATTGCATCAACAACAGGATGCCTGATGTTTGCGATGTACACAGCAACCGTCTGACCATCACACATCACAGTCGTGCTGTCTGTGATCAGCGTTTCGCAGTCTGATTCAACTGCGCCCCGTCTGTAACTGTCGCGGTCGAGTTCACGCTTGCTTGCTTGTAGATATTGCATGACCGTTCTTCTCTAGTAGGTGAATGATCACTTCCGAATTGTTTGACAGCCCGTGCTTCTCAGCATACGCAGCAAGCCCGTCAAAGACCTGTTCGTACTCCTGAAGCCCGAAGATCAATACGATCTGCTTCAGCACCCGTGCTTCATACTTGTCGGGATCGAAGCGTGGCTTATCGTCTTCAGAATCAACCGTAGACACGAATTGCAAGGAAGCGATCTCGTCCTCTGTGAAACCTGCAAAGCGATGCAGGTCGCCACCGATCTCTTCAAGACTTGCAAGCAATGCCTCATCATCCCATTCAGCGAACTCTGCTGTTCTGTTGTCTGCGATAGCGAATGCGCGGCACTCTTCAGCGGTCAGGTTGGTGTAGGTCACAGCAATCTCTGTCCATCCGAGTTCAGCAGCAGCAGTCATCGTGCCGTTTCCTGCGATTACGATGTTGCCATCAGCAACGATGATCGGCTTCTGCTGACCGAAGCGTGTGAGGCTGTCCTTGATAGCCTCGATGTTCCGCTTGCCGTGCTTGCGCGCGTTCAGCGGGTCGTGTTGTAGGTCAGCGATAGCGACAATAGCGGATTTGAGTTTGCTCATGCTCTCATCGTACATCTGCATCTGCTGATTTCAACTGACGGTGGTGGCTGACTGATTGCCAACTGACGGCGGCAATCGCTTGTCACGTTCGCTGCCGTAGCGTTCACGCAGCCATGCAATCTCTTTCTCATCAGTCAGCCAATGACTGTACAGGTCATTCAGCGGCTGCACTACCAATTCAGCCTTCAGCAATGCGGCTGCGAACCGCGCCCAAGCCACATCATCAGTGACTATCAGCCCGTTCATCTTCGGCAGTTCGCCACGCTGTGCCGCTGTAACGATGCCCGTCATTGCGGCAAGTGACAGCGTATGCGCCATGGGAAACGCGCAGCCTGATGCGAACATCTTCCGCAATGAACGCTGATCAATCACACCTGCGCCACCGATAGACGCACCGAATGCAGCAGCGATGACCTTCAGGGTGATTTCGTTTGCTCTGCCCCGTGCAGCCACATCTGATGGCGTCTTGATTGCATCATGGCATCGCTTGCATAACGGCTGCAGATTGGATTCCTCATGGGTGCCGCCGTCTTCAATGGGTGTGATGTGGTCAACAACGGTTGCCGGAACCGTCATGCCTGATGACAAGCACATTCTGCACAGCGGTTCTGATTGCAGTTTGCTCAGTCTGATGCGCCGCCATCGTTCGTTGTACGGCGACTTCTTATCGTTGACACTCGGTGGCTTCCACGGCATTACTGCTTCAGCCGCTCCTCAATCGAGAACTCAAGCGGCGTGACGAAGATGCTCGTTGCATCGATCTTGCCGTAGATCTTCGTGCTGTGCTTCTCGACCACCTGCGCGTCATCGCACCATACACCTGCTGTGGTCAATGCATCCATGACTGCCTTCTCCAAGTTGTCGAGGTCAGGCTTGCTGATCTTGAATTGACCTACGCGACCCTTCTTCTGCGCGAAGGCGAACATCAAGTCCAACCGAACGCAGCCTTCGATCTTCACAGGATTCTGCTTGATGGCTTCGGCAATGATCCGCTCCTTGAATCCATGCACCGGATGCTCACGCGGAATGTACATCTTCGCGAAGCCGCCGCGGAATGAAGCGCGATGCCGTGGCTGCGCTACGGGCTTGCCCAATACAACGAAAGTCTGTGTCATTTCATGTTGTGTCTTAGCCATACCAACCTCCTGCGAAGTGCTTCGATGTATTCACGCTTCTCGCTGCGGCTGCGATGGTAGTCCAAGAAATTGATTGTCATACCGATCTCCTCATCAACCCATGCAAGCGTGTCAATCCAACGATGCGATCTCTGCTCACACGCCAAGCGTTTCGCTTCGCAAGATTTGCATGAATCAGAGTCTGCCATTGCTCAGAGAATAGCAATAGATACAAAAAAAGGAACCGAACGGGGCATCCGTTCGATTCCTTGGTTCACCATCCGCGCCGTGACTTGAGCCGCCATCTGACATCAGCAGCCTTCGCGCCGCGCTTCACCCATTCACGCACATCCTTTGAAGGCGGAGCAAGCACCGTGATTGAACGGGCTTGCTTGCAAGCATCAACCAATCGTGCGGCACCTTCCTTGCCGGGCTTGTCGTTGTCACACAGAATGACTAGATGCTTTCGCTTGGACAAGTCTGCAATCTCCTTCGTGCAGGAAGTGCAGCCCGGTCGGGCAACTGCGTTGATGTTCCACGCACCTATCGCAGCCATCAAGTCGCTCTCGCCTTCAGTCAGCCACAATTCATCAGCATGAGGATCGAACATCACGGGGATGATCAATCCGAGTTTGCTGCCCTTCACACACAACTTGGCTCCGTCTTGATGACGCAGTTTCAAGCCGACCACCTTGCCGTTGATCATCATCGGGAATGCCCATGCGCTGCCGTACATCCCGCATGGCACAGATCGAACATACTGCTCCGGCAACGACAGTCGCTCTGCGAGTGCGGTGATGTCGTAGTCTGTGATCCTGTCACGGGCTTGCGCCCATTGCTTGCCGAAGTCAATGCTTGCTGCCGCCGCCTTGATAGGCATCAGATGCGGCACCTTCGCTTCATAGCCATCCATTCTGTGGAACCATCCTGCGTCACCACACTTCCTTTCTGAAGCTACACGTGGACAGATGACTATGCCACGGGCTTGGTCAATCAGGCACCATGACGGCTTCGTGTGCATATGCGCGCAGATCGGGCATGGCATACCTGATCGAACGCGCACTCCATCGAATGTGATCTCGCCCGTTCGCTTATCAACGAGTTTCATTTCTTGCCTCCCTTCACTGCTGCTCTTGCCTCGTCAGCAGTCACGATGCAATCGATGGGCAACCACACACAGCCACCGACATCATCACCGCTCTTAGTTGATGGCATCGCTATCCACTCCCTGCCTTCAAGCACCTTCGTCATCAGTCGCACACGGGCGTACACCCACATATTGCTTTCGAGTTCAGTCTTCCTCTCTGTACTCATTTCAGCCTTCTCCCTTGTAGAGTTCTGTTGCCATGGCGTTGATACGCTTCAGTTGGCTCGGCGTGAACTGCCGACCTCTGTCGCTCAACTCATTAACCAACATCGTGTTCCGCTGCGCGAGGCGTGTGCATTCAGCATCAAGCCTCTGAATCTCATCTGCTGCTTCAAGGAATGCACTCGCGGGCATGAACGCACCGCCACTCGCTCTTGCATAGGCTCGTAGCCTCGTTATCAATTCGCTGCTCATAGTTTGCCTTTCTTGTAGGCTGCGTTGTTTGCGTTCGCTTCATGCGTTGTCGATTCAATGTCACGCTCTGCTTCAGATACTGCAACCTTCATCCACAGCAAGGTTGCCTCTCTGCACCTGAGTTCGCTGACATCCGATCCAAGCGACCACTCAACCTTCACGCGGCTGATGCTCGTTGTGATCACGATGCCATTCCTGCTGACAGCAGTCCATCCCGTATGGGTGCTGCCGATGTAGTAGTTCTTGACCTTCAGCCACTTCTTGATATCAATCCAATGCTTAGTTCTGTTCGTCATGTCATTTCCTGTTGATGATGGCATCAATGATTCGTGATGCACTCTTGCGGTCATAGTCAGATGGGTCGAATCCTGAACGAATGAGCATCGCTTGCTGCTTAGGTGTTGGCGTTGCGATTGCTGCGTCTATCAATCTCCTTGCTTCATTTCTTGTAAGTAACTCAGGAACTGCCACGCGCAGTTTCCTGATGAGTGCGAGTTGCGATTCTGTTGCCGGATATCCCTTCGCCCATGCAGACTGACGGTCAGCCGCAAGTTGGCACAGGCTGAACGGGTCAATCTCCTGCGTTGTATATCCCGCCTTCACTACCAAGCCACGGCGCAATGCTCTGTCTGCCTCCTGACGTGCAAGCAACTCCTCTTCAGTCAGCACAGCCATCACATCAACTTCGTTGCCGTCTGCCTCCTGCATTACACGGGCTTCAGCGCGTTCGCGTATTGCATCAGCGTCCTTACCTGCAAGTGCATCAACGCAATGCACCAACTTGTGACGCCCGGCATTGCCACAGTAATCAAGGATCATCACCGATGGCTTCGCGCTCCGAGCGATGCGCTGCTTGCGATGATCCGCATCGAAGCAGTCATCAACAGTACCGGGCAACGGGCGCGTACCGCGACCAACCATCTGGCAGTACAACGAGCGTGACTTGGTTGGTCGCATCATGGCAATGATCTGAACGCCTCTTCGGTCTATTGCAGCATCGTCCCATCCTTCAGTAGCCACGCCTACGTTGACTAGAAACTGATATACGCCTTCGCTGAACCCTGCAAACATTGCACGGCGTTCATCGCGTGGCGTGTTGGCATCTACTGCTACAGCGCACCCGGCACGATGACGATTGAGAATCTCACAGATGCGATGTGCATGAGCAACGCTTGCCGCGAAGATCAGGCACCTACGGTCACCTGCGATTTCAATCGTTGGGTAGATCATGCCATGCAGCGTTGACTCGTACTCAAGCACGGCGTTCAAGTCTGCGCCATTCAAGTCCCCTGCTGTTGTGCGGCATGAACTGAAGTCCAAGCCCTCAACATGAACCACTCGTTGCTTGATGGGTGCAAGCCATCCATCGTCAATGCCATTGCGAATGCCGTACTCGTAGGCAACAGATTCAAACACCTGTCCAAGTGCAGCCTCATCTGTGCGGTCAGGCGTAGCAGTCACGCCAAGCAACCGCGCAGCCGGATTGCTCATGTAGTAATCGATCACCGCCTTGTACGAATTGCTGATGGCGTGATGCGCCTCATCAACGATGATCAGCCCGAACTCATTCGGATCGAAGCGATTCATACGCTTGTTGTCTCCGCGCCCGGCAACCTGTGTCTGAATGGTTGAGACAATCACAGGAGCCTTGCGTAAGAAGTCTTGGTTGGCGCGCTGATCGCCCATCTCTATGTCAACGCCACATCCCGCCACACGATGAATGATGGTTGCAGCCTGTGTAATCAACTCCTCACGATGTGCGAGGACAAGCGTTCGCCATCCGCGCCCCGTTGCCTGTGCGCGCCGAATGATGTCGGCGAATACAACAGTCTTGCCAAGACCGGTAGCCATCACAATGAGTGTGCTGCGGTTGTCCTTCAACTGCGCGAAGGTTCCTTTGATCGCGTCCTGTTGGTAATTCCTCAATGACAGGGAGGCTCCCGTAGGAGCCTCCCGTGATTCTGCTGCTGTTCTCTCTGTTGTCATGTGTCATCCCTTCTGTTCTGCGGGAATCAAATCCCACTGCTGTTTAGTAACCCATCCTGTCATACGGCAAGTCTCGCAGCCCTCGCCGATGCACAGCGGACACGCTTCATGCGGCAGCGATTGCTTCAATGCAGTCTTGGCATTCTTCAAGTCTGTTGCCACGCGCTGCTTCGGAATGAATGCGCCATGCTCTGTCTGCACTACAACATTCACAGCCGCAATCGCATCATCAACAGATGACATAGCAGACTTGATTGCTGACTCAGCCGCCATCATTCGCATGGTCAACGCATCGCCTTCATCAACTGCACCGTCAGCAACTGCTTCTGAAACTGTTGCAGATGCCTCTGCCTCAAGTTCATCAACAGCATCAGCCTGTTGACGGCACAGGCGCACCATCTCACCGCTGACAGCGCAATGCTTCCCGATGTCGCGGTTGCTTGCTTCTGTGTTGCAAGCCAATGCCATCAGTACTGCCCTGCGCTTGTCGTTGTTGGAACGGCGCACACCGTGCTTCAAGTTGGCTGCGGCTGCAAGCCACATCGCATCTTCCCTGCTGCCTTCAATCACTTCACACTTGATTGACTTCCACTTCAGTGACTGTGCTGCTGTCACGCGGTGGAAGCCATCGCATAGCCAATACGCCTTCGTATCCCATACAACGATGCACGGCGGCATCTCTGCGCCGTCTTGCATTGCTTCGGCGTATTCAGCCACCGCATCAGCGGTCATTGCTGCGCGTGGCTGCAACGCCTTGTCCATCTTGATCTTTGCAATCGGCACTTCCTTGATCCGTTGCATTTCTGTATCTGCCTTCTTCGCCATGCTGACTCCATTCATCCTGCTACTGAGAGAGAGAGCAACACCCAAGAGCAGGTCTTGAGTGTTGCCAACGAGTGTGCTTCTTCGGTCGGTCGCTCCGCATCATTATCCATTCTGCTGCAGACAGGCAGTCAACTACGGATGCGTTCGAGTTCGTGCAGATGCACGGGATGAAGTAGGTGTTCATGATCTTCATCTCTGATGTCATTGACCCGAACGAGGCGTGGTCATCACGCTGACTACCCTCCGCAGAGGTCACGCCTTGTAGTCATAGGCGATAGGTTGAAAGGCTACGCGATGGTTCCCCACCGCGCAGCCGTGTCATTCGCGTCCGTCGTGGGCGCGAATGGAGGAGGGCTTATGCAACAACTTCAACTTCCATTTCCTTCTTTCGCTTCGCAATCCAAGCATTGATGCGAGGCATCAAGTCCTTGCTCCATGCTGCTGTGTCAACAGTCGAAACTTCAATGCCCTTGCTACGCATGACATCAATCAACTCAGACAGATCAAGGCAAGCATCCTTCAGACGCTTGCGGAGATCGACTGCGCCTTTCACGCCAAGCACACCTGCGATGTGCTTCGTATCATCCCTCTGATCGACCTCCTCACCGTCTAGTTTCGGTATGAGCAGCAGGTCGCGCAGGAAGTAACTCATCGATGTAGTCAAAGCTCCTGCGAGAGCCTTGTCTATTGGTCGACCATTCTGCTCAATCACATACCATGGCAGCGATTCAAACTTCATGATCTCGCCTGATGTGTGCATCAGCACATAGTCGCACAGCACAAGCGATGGACGCTGATCGTTGCCGTCAACCACCTGCCAACCTGTTCGCATCAAGACAAGCCCTGCACGGTGCAAGGCTGCGCGCGCTGCGCCAATCATTGCTTCCGCGCTGACATACGCGTACTTGTGATGTGCGTTCGTGGCATCCTTCGCCACGCTACGCAGATCATTCTGTGCCATCAGCATTGCTGCTGCCATCTTTGCGCCTTCACTCATTGCTTGTCTCCTTTATTGCTGACCGTCACTCTTGGGTAGCCCGACTGAATGGTGTACTTCGCGGCAGTCTCGGGATTCTCCGCTGCGAATGTCTTGGAATCGAACCGTGATACTTCCACCTGCGACACACGAATGCTGAAGCCATCGCAATGCCCTGCGCGCGAACGCCCAAGAGCAGTCAGTAACGCAGAGCGCGTTCTGTCAGCGAATTCAGTTGCAGACTTCAGCACCGCATGGGCATCAACATCAGCCTGAAACAACTCGCGCGCTATGGCAACGCTTGGCGCGTCATCATTGCGGCGAATCTGCTTCAGCACATCAAGCGATGCCACACAATCAGGCGGCGTGTTGCCCTGCACCAACCGCCAGAAGTGGCACACGCGCTCATGAATGTATGAGCCGTACTCGCTGCAGAACGGCACCCGATACATCTTCAGGCGCAGCCCACGATCTCCTTGAAGGCAAGCGATGTGGGTGACATCGCTGCTGCTGCACATCATTTGGAACATGACCTGCGCCTTCACGGCTTCAGGCACTTCATCCGTGTGCTCGTCACCCCATCCTTCCGTCCTGCCCGTTGTCTTCGCCTCAACAATCGGCGAACCTCGCTTGGCAATACCAATCATGCCATCGACATTCGCGCGCATGAATGGCGCGCTGCCAACGAATGTGCTTGTTGGCTTGACGATCTTGACTCCGAGCCTCCCTGCTGCTAATTGCAACACGCCTTCTTCAAGGACTGTGCCAATCCGCATGGCTTCGTTCTCTTGCACTCCCGGCACCTGCCCCGTCTTGAACAGCCACAGATCGTGTGCTGTTGACCATGTGTTCAAACCAAGAATGGTTGGGACATCAGACGATCCGATGCCCTTCGTTCTATCAACCTGCTGCTTCTCTGTAATCATGTGAACTCATTTCCTTGTACGCGGTCTTCCGGTCTCTCTACGCTTGAATTGCTTGAGCGAATCCTTGCGCCACAGAAGCAAGCCTCCTGCGCGTATCGGTTCGATCTTGCGATGTGTTGCTAATTGGCGTACACGGCACAGCGATACGCCAATAGTTTCTGCGATCTGCTTCGTTGTTAAGTAGTACATCGTGTGAAGGATATTTCGTGAACTACCAATCAGCAACTGACAACGGTTGGCAGCACGGGTGACAAAGATTGTCACTCAGCCGCCAACCGTTGTCAGTTGCATTAATGCGATTGATGCTTATGATGCCATCGCTGACTCCTCTCTGTAGCACCGCTGCCTCCGGCATTAAGACACCGGAGGCAGCGGCATTTCATGAACGACTGAACGCAACCGCATCAAGCACACCCGTCAAGCGATTGTGTCGCTTGCTGATGTTGAGCAAGCCCGGTCGGGTCTTCTCAACTTCAGTGATGGCTTGCTGAAGCCGCCACACAGTTGGCTTCTGCCATGCGTCTCCGGCGCAGAAGTGTCCACCCGGCGCATCGCGGCGTTCAAACTCGTGAATGATGTGCGGCAACGCTTGCACATTGAAAGCCCTAGCACGAAGGCAGCGCATCAGCGTGTCATTCAGAATGGTTCCGGGCTTCACCTTCGCATTCTCATCAGCCTTGTCAAAGTTGAAGCCATCGTAAGCGTCTTCACGCTCTGCCACCTGCCGCATAGTGACACGCAGCCCACCGAGGTTGGTAGCAATCAATCCCGGCAGATCGCGCAGAGCCCAACGAGTGTGCTTCCGCGCGAACTTGAACTGCTCTTGATCCGAGTGAAGCATCAGGTTGTCGCACACGAACACTCGCGTACCGAGTGCGCCACCTGCAACGATAGAACGATCGTTGCTGTTGCGAATGCCGAACACGAACTGTCTGCCCTGACTGACTTCATTGCGATACCCGATGTCACCGCCTGTGTTCTCCTTCAGTGCAATCAAACCGAAGTACCGCAGCCCGTCACCCCACATGGCGTGAACCTCTTCTGTCAGGCAGAATCCCATGTTCGTCAAGCCATCGCGCACTTCCTGAACGAGGTACGCATGGGGAATCGGGCAATGCGATTCGGTTGCTTCAGGCATCTTCACCGCCTTGACCTCATCCCACGTAACGACATTCGCTCCACAATGAAGCACCATCCGACTGTCTCCGACTGTAGTAGTACTCATGCTGAATCCTCTGCTGCACTTGGCAGCGTTTCGTGTAACCATTCGTGCGGCAACGCGCCGACCGAATGAAACAGCGGCGAAGCGTTTCCGCTGCGCCGCCGTGATCAAACTTCTTGCAGCAGATCGGCTGCGCCATTCACCCATACATCCTCATGCAGACACTGCTCGTCTGCTGTGACAGTGAACACGCTCCTCAGCGACTGATACTCGGCAGTCATGCTGATGCAGGACGAATCCCAATTCGCTTCCCACATTGTTTGCAGCGTGAGGCAAACAACTTGCAGCGCGTCATCCTGCTGATGCAGCGGTACTGAAGCTTCTTTGCCGATGCCGACCAGGTCGGCTTCAGCAAACAGGGTCTCATCTTCTTTGCCGTCATGGTGAATGATGAACTTGGCTTCGATGTGGATCACGATGAACTCAATCATTGCTGTCTCCTTTCAATAGTTTGGCAAACTTGCCACGGTCGATGGTCACGCATTCAAGCATCGCTAGTGCTTGCGTTGCGAGTGTAATCCTGCGGCGAACTGAATCACGCACTTCAGGTGATTGATGTGAAGCACCCGTTCTTGATGAACGGCGAATCATTGTTTCCAATGTTCGCCGTATGAATTGGATATGGACATCACTCATCGCCATGCCCTTCAATCTGCACATCAGCCATCTCATAGGCTGATTGCTCAATTCCCCACCACACAACCTGTGCGAGTAGGTAGTCATCATTAGTGATGTCATCAACAGGGCTAACCAACATCATCGCAGCAAGGCGTTCGGTTTCAAACTTGCTGTGATGCTTGCAACGCACGATGTTGTATGCCAATGTGAACATCGAGTCGCCGAACCCTTCAGCGCGATCCTCAACCATGTCACGGATAGTGGCTAGAACACCATCCTGCTTGATGAAGTCAATCAGGTCGCGGGTGTATATGAACCCGGGAACGCCACCTTTCGCGCCGTGATTTGACAGGTCATCAACCTGCTTCATCACATCCTCAACGCCATGCTTCAGTAGCCACGCCTTCAGCGTAATAGCCAAACGAATGTTCGTGATCAGGTGGTCTGGTAGTCCATGCGATTCCATATCAGTATCCAATCTGCCGCAGCGCGGCGTAGTGAAATGAAAGCAGCGCGCAAACGATGCGCGCTGCGAATGCTGCCCGGCACCTTTCGGTGACGGACAGCCATGGGTGTAACTGATATCAGGCTTCTGCGCCACAGGTGGTGCAGCGCATATCTGCATTCAGCGAATCGTGACCACAGGCAAGAGCCACAGTTGGCATCGTCTCAAGCGAACGAGCAGCAGGTGCCGGAATGAATGTGTCGCGCTGACCGTGCGGCACTTCATCTACTTGCTCAGCCTTGATGTGCGGAGCAACGAGCCCTGCCAACACCTTAGCAGCGATTGCAGCGATGAAGGCTTCGTTCTTCATCAGCACTTCTGCAACACCGTCAATGAAACGATCCTGAGTTGACAACTCAACTGCGATGTCATCGCAGTCGATTTCAGCGGCGATGTCTGCCATGTGCAACTCCTGTGCGATGGCACGGGTGCCAACAGCAGCAGCAAGCGTGTCGTAGTCGAACTCAACATGACCTGCAAGATTGCTCATGCTGATGCAATCAGCAAGTTCGTGTAGGTCTACATGCTGTGCAACCTCTGAAGCCTCCACCTCAACATACTCAGCGAGGCTGCTGAGATCGATCTCTGAGGCGATATCAGAGTCACTCAGGTGTGAAGCTACATCACTCGCATCAACTTCAATGTGCTCCGCGATATCCCGTGCTTCGATTTCAATGTGTCCTGCAACTTCAGACGCATCGATCTCCTCTGCAAGTTTGCGGTAGTTGATTTCATCACGCAGCAATCGGTAGTCAATCTCCTGTGCCACAGGCAGCACCGATGGCGATGCATCATCAGCAATCGGCGTAGCCTCCAAGTTCATCATCGTCTTGATGGCGATGAATGAGGTTTCGATGGCGGACAGTTCAGCGATAAGGTTCTTCATAGCGGACATAGCAGTATCCATTCTGCCGCAGCGCGGCGTAGTGAAATGAAAGCCACGCATCAACGCGATGCGTGGCGAATGCTGCCCGGCACCTTTCGGTGACGGACAGCGATGCGATCATGGTGATCACTTATTGCAAGCGAGTGAATCGATGAACTGCTGCTCAGTCATCTCTTCAACCTTGACTTCCTTCATCATTGCATTGTGAAGCCGAGCCTGTTCATTCACAATGCACTTCATCACATTGCTGACATACTTCGCCCGTGACATCGGTGAAGCATTAGTTGATAGACCGATGTACGGGCGCAGGTCGTTCGGTGTGAACATCGTGTCCTTCGTCTGCCACATTGCAGATGAACGCTTCATGTAAGCCTTCTCGCCGTGGATGCGCTGCTCAAAGTTGAGCCTGAAGCACCACTCGCCCAAGTTCTTCTCAGTGATCTCGTTGAATCCGAGGATCATCGTTGACCATATCAGGCAATGCGGAATCGGCATGATGGAGTAGTTGCCATCAGCATCCTTCGGGCTGAACTTGAGGTCTGAAGCGATTGCGGTCATGTCGAATGAGAGAGCCATGGTGAAACCAATCTGCCGCATTGCGGCGTAGTGAAATGAAAGCCACACATCAACGCGATGCGTGGCGAATGCTGCACGGCACCTTCCGGTGACGAGCAGCGATGGGTTACTTCTTGACTTTGACTGTGAGTGTCTTGCCTGTCCAAACGCAAACATGAAGAGCGTGTTTGAATATTGATTCTGCATACGAAAGGCTCTTGCAGATATCGTTCTCTGTAATCACGCCATCTGCGATGTCGATTCGTAAATTCAATAGTTGGTTAGCCAACTCGTTGAGGCGGCTGACTGCGGTCGGAGTTGTCATGTGATCTTTAGATTTGATCATGTCAGAGACAAGAGAGTTGGTCATCGTCTCAATCTTCTGAACATAGTTGTAGAGTTCTCGACCTGTGATGTTCTGTTCAGTGACCCGAAAGCGAACGACCTCAAGAGCATCTGAAACGAGTGCAAACTTGCGGCTGTAGTTCTTGTTCATAGCCATGACGTGAATCCAATCTGCCGATCTTGTCGGCGTTGTGAAATGAAAGCCACACATCAACGCGATGTGTGGTGAATGCTGCCTGACACCTTTCAGTGACAGGCAGCGATGGGTTACATCTGCGAATCGCGGATCACGCCTTGGATGTACTCCATAAGTTCCACGAGTTCCTTCATCTTCATGTCGTTGAGTTCAACGGTGACTTGATGGTCGAGCATTTCGCTGCCATTGAACAGGCTCTTGTGGTCGCTGTATGCATTCTCGATGTCACCTGTGATCTCGCATCGCTTGCACAGGCGCAGGTCACCTTCACCACTCGTATCCCGTGTCCGCTTGCCACAGCAGCAGCACGTGTAGCAACCACTACCAACCTTGAATGTATTCCTCTTCATAGCAGTATCCAATCTGCCGCATATGCGGCGTAGTGAAATGAAAGCTACACATCACGCGATGTGTAACGAATACCGTTCGGCACCTTTCGGTGACGAACGGTTGTGTCATGTTCGTTGACTCCTGCTCCCGGTAAGCAGTCGTAGTATGTTCGCGTTAGGCTGATGCTGTGTGGTGTTCCTGAATACGCCAAGGATTGTGGGGCGCATGGTTACAGAGAGATCGCATTCTCTCGTATTCAGTCTGTCACACGGTCTTCACCGCGCTGCTTGTACTTGGCTCATGAACCCTTCGGGTGGTTCACTTCGGCTCTGCTGCTGATCGTATGTGTTGTATTCGGCGGTTGGTTGCGATTCACATCGAAACCATTCCGAGTCCCGTTCGATCTTGAGTCAGATTGCAGGTCTTAGTGGATGCCACTCGCTGCTTGATCTGATCCCTGTGTCCGAGTTCATTGCTCAGTCCACATTCTGTTGCATGGTTGCGCGTTACCGTAGTCGCCGCGCTTCCACTTGCTTCTTTGCCGTGCCAAGTTGTCAAAGATTCCGACCTGTGAATGATACTTCGGGGGATAGTGTTTATGCAACGCTAAACCGCATGGATTTCCCGCCCATGTTTCCCGCCTTATTTGGAGCCCTGCCTGTGCGCCCTGTGCGTCTGCCTGTGCGCCCTGTGCGCCCTGTGTGTCTGCCTGTGTGTCGCCCTGTGTGTCGCCCTGTGAGACTACCAGTGGAATAATGGGCAGGTGGCTGCGGGCATACGACCCTTCACAGTCAACTCAGCGCGCGCGTTCTGTCCGCATCCGCAGCGAGTGCAGAATCCAATCTGCGGTGATGGGCGCGCATCAAGATGAGGACATGACTTGCAATGATTCATACGCGCATTGAACGCGTCATCATCAAGTGCGCCGTGAATGATCTGACTTGCTTCTGCTGCCAACCATTGTTTCGCTTTCGCAATCATTGATGGCTGCTCAGGAGCTTCTTCCTTCGGGTCACTTGCTGCAACCATGGCATCGAACTCCGATGCAGGAATGTCAATGCGTGTTCCTCGCGTTGCGCGATAGTCTTGCACAATCAACTCGCCGCCGCGCTTGACGAGCAGCGTCCACACGCCGAGTTCAGTAGTGAGCACTACGACCTTCTCAGTATCCATCTGTATCTATATCCTTTGCCTTGACCTGTTGCTGTTTCAAAGCATCCGTACTTCGGCTTATCCGGAAAGAAGCAGTTCAAGAAACCGCAAGCAGCGAATCCGTTTCTGATTCCGTAAACGCAATCAGTACCCGGGAAGTGCGTAGCGCAAACCTGTGCTGCTGATGTTGGAGATTGCTTGCATGACCAATATGAGTATTGAGTTGTATTGCCTGTGTACGCCTGTGTATATCCATTGTGAGGAACATCCCACGCGTGAACATTGATGATGTAATCGAATGTGCATCCTGCACAAGTGCAGTTCGCATCAGCCAAGACAGGAGGAACGCTGCAATCATTCAGAACAGGTGTCGTTGTTCCAATCGTTGCTTTCGCGTTCGGCATGAACGCGTCGAATGCACCGCTGAATGGTTGTATGAATGACTCTTCTAGACCTTCAGGTATATACGCTTCGAAGCCTTGAGTGAACGCGAGATAGTCGCCGTTCCAGTTGTCGTCCATCGAACCGGTTTGCCATGCTGCTGCTCCTCCGAATGTGTACGAAGGTCGTTGTGCGACTTGCCATAGTTCCCATGGATCGCCGGGCTTGCGTACAAAGACATTCACTCCTGCCGTTGTCAACGGTGTCTCACTCATTGATTGCACCTGCGATGCAGAAGACAGACCGATCACTCCACCTGCTGCTCCGAGTCCACCCATACCTGCATTCGCATACGCAAGCGCGTTGATAGCGGTGACTAATCCACCGAGCGTGTACGAAGACAAGCCGTATGAGATGATCGTTGTTCCATTCTGTTTGATGATTAGCGAACCACCCGAAACGGCAATCGTCCATGCGCCTGTCTGCCCTGCTGCAAGTAGTACGGTGAATGCCATGCCATTCAGATAGGTTGCTTGTTGATTGAAGACAACACTCAGACCCGTCTTCGCAGCGTTGCTGCCTGTCGCTGTTTGGCAATTCCTACAACGATGTCCGGCAGGAGTGCTCAACACATATTGCTTGTAAATGAATCCTCCGGCAGGTAGTGCATATGTTTCGCGATTCCATCTTATGGATGTTGATACGCCGCTGTTTACATACGCTGTGCCGTTCCACCAAAAGACTCCAGCAGTTACGGTCTGCTGAGTAGTTGTTGACTTCGTGAATGTGATTGTCTCATTGAGGCGAACGAAACCTTCTGCATCGCTCAAGCCTGTGCGCCTGTTCATGTCAAACGCGTAACCGAATGCACCGTTCGCTCCATTGCAACTGCCTTGCAACAGAGGTCCGTTAGTTTCTGAGTATGAGCAACTCCATTGCAGATCACTCGCGAGCGGATATGTTCCTCCGGGTACAAGCCAACTGTATGTATCAGGCGATCCCGGTATGCACTCAACTTCTGCTTGTCCGGCTGTATCAGGTCTTGGCGGGCATTCCGAATCTAGAAATGCGTTTCCAACGTATGTCTGTGCGAAACCATCGCGCTTCGCTCCTTGAAAGAACACACCGATGGTGATCGTTGTCGGTGTAGGCGGTACTACGTTGCAGCAACACTTAGCGAACTGCGTATACATGGCAAGCCTTAAATCTTGCCGCCTCGCTTCGCACACAGCGCCCATCCGCCACCGAAGCCGATTGCGAATGCAAGAGCTGCGAACCAAACCGAACCAAGGAACGAACTGAAATCAGCGATGAGTGTCATGGCTTCGCCTTCCGTTGTTTGCTGACACGGCGGAATGCCGCATCAAGTAATGGGTCACTCGCTCTCGCAGCCGCTACGAACTCGCGTTCGGATTCCGGTCGCGCAGGGTCAAGCATATCCGCTGCCATCTCTGCTGCTGCTGTCTTCCGCCGTGGAATCCACCCGATGGCAATCCTGATCATGGTGCCGAGTCCGGTCTGCCACAGAATGACCATCACAGCCACTACGACTGCCGCTACGGCGATCCAAGTCACCATGCCGAGCCAAGCCGGGGTGCGATCCTCAACGCCGCTCAGGTCAACTGCGATGCCTCCGGCAAGCAGATCGATCCGATTGGCGCGGGTGACTACTTCTTGGTTGCCAATCTTTGTTCCGTAATCAGACAGCGCAGCAGCCTCAAGCCTGATGGCATTCGTTGATTCAGCGATCCGTTGTGCCGGACTACAGCCCGGAGCGATCAGGATTGATGCGAACAAGACAAGCAGGTAGATCATCGCTGCGATTCGATGCGCCCGAGCCGCTCTTCGACAAGCCGAACGCGCTCCGCAATGACCTTGATGCTTGCACTCGCGTCCGCATTCCTGTCCCGCATCACCGCAATATCGGTGGCAATAGTAGTCAGAAGGCGTGATTGGTTGTCATCCGATTCCGACCGCCGACCGACATAGACGAGCGCGCCGCAAATCATGCCGATAGTCAATAGCAACTGCGACTTCTCAAGGAGAAGCCGCGTGTGCTTGCTGTTGATACTAATGGCAACGCCTTCGCTGTTCTTGTCTTCGGTGGTCATGTGTGAAGTGTATTGAAGTGCGCCGGATTACTCCGGAGGAATATCAGCAGGAGGAATGAATCTTGGAGTTGCACCCGCTTCGTATGTCCATCCGCCGCCGCATCGTTCACCGTCTGCTAGTTGCAGCAGTTCAGTTCCTTCAGGTGGCTCCCACGGCGCAACGCCATCCCACACAACGACACTCCAAACGATGTTCGATTGAATGATTGCGTATCTATAAATCATGTGTAGCAAACCGTAGTGATGATTGCGAATCCGTTTCCACCGTTTCCACCGTTTGCGCCGAGCGCAAGTGATCCTGATCGTCCCGCTCCACCACCGCCGGAGCCACGAATACCCAATCCACCTACGCCACCTACTTGACTAGCAGCATTCGTTCCACCACCACCACCCGCGCCGGAGCCAAAGCCATACGCACTTATTGTTCCGGTTCCACCCGCGCCTTGTGGTGTTGCTCCTCCTGCTGCTCCACCTGCTGCACCCGGAATACCACCCGCAGCACCAAAATTTAAGTAAGTCCAAGTATTTGCCAATCCACCCTGTGCGCCATTATTTGATCCTGTTGAACCACCCGCGCCACCACCCGCGCCTAAGCCACCAACTTTACCGCCCACTCCGACCGTTCCACCTGCGCCCCAAAGGTTAGTACTTGATCCTGCCGAGAATTGACTATTTCTATATAGACACCCGGTGGAAGGAATAGTTCCTATCCCACCACCCAATGCGATGAACCTATCAAACGTAGTAGCCGCTCCATATGTTGGTGCTGTAGCCGTAGAACCAATACCACCATTTCCACCTGCGCCAATAGTTACGGATTCGGTCGCACTCAATGTGCTTGCATCTACAGATATCACAAACGGTTCACCCGCTGCTCCGCCAATTCCTCCGGCAGCAGTAGTTGAATACATACCTCCTGACCCGCCACCTGACATCACGATAGTTGTAGTCACGGCTCCCGCAGGTTTCGTCCATGTGCCGCTACTGTCGAAGGTTTGCACATCCACAGTCTGAGTAAATCGCGCAGCAGGAACCCAACCGATAGCACTCCACGCAATACATTGACCTACAGCCGCGCTCTGTTGCGATAGATTGGACGGCGCAACTTGCAGAGGGAAATACGATTCGCCATCGAAGCCTATGAATTGACCGACCGATGCAAACTGAACGTCTAGTTCCCAAGGCGCGACCACGTTATATGCGGGAACCCACATTCCTTCCGATGAATCCCACTTGATGTACATATTGTCGAAAGCACCCGACTGTTCAAGCGATTCAAGGGGCAGCGTTTGAAATGCCGCAGCCCATGCAGTTCCATTCCATTGCAGCACTTGTCCGGTAGACGCGCCGCCTTGCAGAATGCGTGATGGAAGCGGCGTAGTGAGATTGAATACTGATCCATCCTGCAATCGCGTGAACGCGTTGCCGTCTGCCGTGTTCACAGCGATTTCGCCGAACTGAAGTTCACCCGCTGTAGGTGCTGCTGTTGGCGTTGCGCTGCGCTTATGTTGATACACCGACATCAGTACGATCCTCCATCGATTGTTTGCGGCGGTTCATTAGCAGGGCAAGCACCCGTGATCGGATTCGGTGCGCTGAATTGAAACGATGACACACCTGCGCTGTCACGAACGATTGACATTTCAACTACCGCGCCGTTTGGCACGGCAACGAAACTGAATCCGGCAATCGGTAACGCTCCCGCGCTATCAACGGTAAATCCGTATGCGAGTGCAGATGTGTTCCCTGCTTCAAGCGTATTGATTGCAGCCTTGCCGCCGTTCGTTGCACTTGTCAATCCGCTTGCGACCGCTGCGAAGTTAAGCGTGCCTGTCGTGCGTCTAACTTGCGTCCATGCGTATGTCCATCGCACATTGCTGCCATCCTTCGTTGATGCTGTGATGACGGCATTGAAAGTCTTGCGACTGCCGCCGTCAGCAGCCTTGTTGACTTGTGCTTCAAATCCTCCGGTTGGATCAGCAACGGCAACGATGTCTGCCCATGCTGATGGAGTGAGTGCGCCAAGACCTTTCGAGATTGTTTGCTTGATCGTCATGCGACTGACAATCCTAGATCACTGAGAAGATTGGTGGTAGTAGGAAACGGCTGACGCGCGTACACAGTCTTGGCTGTTGCGTTTCCGTTGCCGTCCGGAGCATTCAACATCGGCTGACCATCGACATCACGGACGCACACTTGTCGCAGATGCTTCGCTCCGTCATACAAGAACCGATATTGAATCTCGTACTGATTGACGCCTGTTCGCCGCGATGATGCGCCAACGAACAGCACATAGTCAATCCCTGCGCCGAGGAATGTAGCGTTGTTGCGCTTGCCGATGGCACCAAGGATCGCGGTTGCGTTGTTGGTTGTGGATACATTCGTGACCGTCATCTCTTGCTGATTGAGCAGAGTGCTGACAGGTTCACCACAACAATCAACAGAAACTCCTCCGATGTCCTGATTCGGTGGATTGCCGATAGGCGTTGGGAATGTCGCTCCCGTGCGCCACACATCAACGAACTGCGTTGATGTTGTCAGATCAATCGAAACGAATGCAGTCGCAGCATTGTCGCCATCGGTTGCACTCCATTCCCAGTTCACGGTGCCGCGCCACCACTTCTGCAGTCCTTCAGGCTCACGCTCAAGCGATCGACTCTTCACCTTCAGAGTTTTGCCATTGACCGTTTCGGTGTTTCCGAGTGCAACCATCGCAGTCAATGCTTGCGCGTAGGTCACAGCAACATTCGTGTCATCGTTGATGAGGTAGTTGCGATTGATTGAAGATGACTCAAGACCATCGTTCACGCTCTCGGATGTTAGAACTGCTTGTACCGCCATTAGGTAAGTACTCCTGCGAACGCAGCCGTGTTGGATGCGATCGCCTTCAGGTATGTATTCGATTCTTTCAGCAGCACAGTTGTCTCGTCAGTCTGCCGCGCCATGCCCGTTGACACAGGCAGCGTTGAAGTAGTCGCTCCTGCTGCCATCAATCCGGTACCGCCTGTCGGGCTGATTGCTGCTGTGTTGTTTGCAATGGATGCCAAGAGCGTTGTCTGCTTGTCGCCCTGCGCCACCAACTGCTTGTCAATGCTGTCTGCACCCATGGAGCCTTGAGTCTTGAATGAACCGAGAGCAGTATCAATGGAGTCAACGAATCCCTGTGCTTGCTGTTCGCTCTTCGCTGCTGCTTCACCCGCTGCGCCTGACCCTGCTTGGATCTCTGCGAACATCGCGAGTGCTTCAGCGACCTGCGTTGTGTCTGCTCCTGCTGCTTCTAACTTCTTCTGCAGCATTCCTGATTCGCCGAGCTTCATCGCTTCCAACTGATCAGCCAAGTCCTGCATCGTGTCCTTGACCGTCATCGCATTGTCGGTCTTCTTCTTCTCAGCATCGATCTTGTCTTCGATGGCAATCGTGTCATTGACCGCCTTCTCAAGAGCGTCACCCGCAAGACCGATGTTCGCCAACTGATTCTTCAGCAACTCGCGTTCATTGCCTTGCGCCTCAAGCAACCGATCATTCAGGTTCTTGAAATGGCTTTCCATCGATGCATCGATGTTTGCCGTCTGCATTGTTTGCAGCAGCGCCATCGCTTGCTTTATTTCCTCGTCACCCGCGTGGAGTTTCTTCATCTTGATCTGAAGCAGTTCCGCCTCTGACTTGCCCATTTCCTCGTTCTTTGAAAGCAGATCATCCATGACTCCCTTGATAGCAGTCTGATCGGCATCCTTCGCCCGTGCGCGCGCGAGTTCTTCCTGCTTCGCAACCAACTTCGTGGCACTCTCAACCGATGCGCCCGATGCGACAAGACCCGCAACCACTTCAGCAGTTGTCTGCCCCGTGATATCGAGGATCTGCTTGTCGATCTCAGCGATGTCCTTCATGATGCCATGCTCTGCTTCCAATGCTTTCAGTTTCGCTTGCAATGTTTCGACATCCTTGACCTTCGTTGGATCAATCCCCTTCATCTGATTGATCTGCATCTGATCCTCGCCGATGGAAAGCGAATCAATCTTGGCTTGCAGCCCACTCAGAATAGAGTTGGCTTCCTTGAGTGACTTCTCGCTCAACTTGGCTTCGATGCTGATTGGATTGCCTTCCATCTCGCGCTTCGTTGATTCCATGCCCTTCGTCAGCGATGCCATCATTGCCATTGCTGCATCAGGCTTCACAGCATCAACGCTTCGCTGTAGTGCTTCGCCAACGTCATCACCTGCGTCTGATGCTGATTGCTTCATGCCTTCAAATGCAAGAGCAGCGGCTTCAGCCATATGACTTCCCAACTCTGATGTCGTTCCGGTGAGGAAGTCGAATGCTTTGACAAGCCATTCAGCAATCTTCAATATGCCGTAGCACGCTGCCATCACTCCTGTATTGAGAACTTCTGCGAGTGCTTGAACGACATTCCACAACGCCATGAAAGCGTTGACTACGAATGCGATGAGGTCATACACAACAGCAAGCACAACCGAAACCGATTGGAACGCGCTGACGAAGCCCGAAGTATCCACCGTGAACATAGTGAAGATGCTGTCTGCGAGCGATTCAAGTACAGGCGCGAATGAATGTGCAAGCATCGTCATCATGTTGCTGAACGAAGCACCCGCTGCGTCAACCTTGTCATTGACTGCGGCGAGATCTTGAACGACATTACTTGGGATGACGAGTTTGGCTGCGCGATCAGATGCCTCTTTGAATGATTCAGCAGTTGCATTGACGGCAGCAGCAAGACCGAGTCCGCCCTTGCCGAACATATCGCGCAGCGCAGCCATGCGCTCTCTGTGGCTTCCGAGTTCGCGGATCTTGCCGATGGTTGCTTGCAATGCCTCATCAGGAGACTTGTTTGCCAACTGCTCGTATGTGATTCCAAGGCGAGAGATCTTGTCTCGCGCTTCTTCGCTGCCTTGCGCTGCTTGATCCAATGTAATGCCGAGTCGCTGCGATGCCATCACTGCTGCGCCCGATGACGCGCCGAGATCCTTGTATGTGTGTTCAAGTTTCTGATACGCCTCGACACTCATTCCGGCTGATGTTGCTGTCTCGCTCAACGCATCCATCGCGGCTGCTTGGCTGCGTGTCAATGCAAGCAGACCAACGACAGCACCAACAGCGGCAACACCAACTCCGGTCAGCAGCCCGGCAGCAGTACCGAGAGGCATACCGAAGATCTTGAACGCCTTCGCTGATTCACTGATGGCACCTGTTATGTCTGTGACCTTTGACTTCGCTGCTGCTGCTGCAGATTGAAATCCACTGAGGCTCGGCAACTTCAATGCGCCTTGACCCTTGCTCAGATCAATGCCCATCTTGCCCAACTTGCCGCGAGTTGCTTCCTTGTCGCGGTTCGATTTCTGCACCGCTGCTAATGCTGCGTGTGCTTTCGTAGTTGTCTGAACCGCCGCCGTGACGTTCTCTTGAGCCTTCGTCAGTTCCTTGGTTGCGAGTTCAGCGACCTTGATCTTGTTTGCAGCAGACAAGATCTGACCCGTATACGGATCACGACCCTTCGCAGCCTTCGCAGCAAACAACTGCGCTCCTGCCAACTTCTTCTCTGCATCCGTTTGCTTGATGATCGCTTCGCCGATCTTCTTGCGAAGTGCTGAAGTGTCTTCGATCTTTAGCGCGGCGACTGCCTTGTTCGGGTCAATGCCCTGACTCGCAAGCATCGAACGCGCCATACCAATGTTCTTGCGCGCGCCCTTCGCGCTTGCAAGTGCTTGGTCTGCTGCCTTGCTTGCTGTGATGGCTTCCGCCAACTTCTTGGTCTGCTCTGCTGCCGCCTTCGCGCCTGATCCGATCGACAAGAACCCTTTGCGAAGTGCTTCTGCCTTGTCAATAATCTTCCCCATGTCAATCGAAACGCCATTCAGTCCGGGAATGCTGATTTCCATTCCTTGCAATGATGACTTCGCCTTATTGGCGAATGCGTTGACATCAGTCTGCGCTTTCTTGAGCCCTGTCTCAAGACCGCGCGTTGACGCGCCGACATTCACGAAGAGGTTGCCGACAGTTGCCATGATTAAGGAGCCTTTGCGCTTGCTGCTGCTAGTGCTTGGAACTTTGCCAACACACTTTCAATATCGTCTTCCTTATTCTCCGGCATGAAAGGCATGAAGTCTAGTGGCTTGAACGCTTGCGACCCTTTCTTTCTGTTCGCGTTCGCGTACATAGCGCACAGCATCGCCGTGTTGTAATCGCTGCGCCAATACCCAATCGGCTCGACTGCATCGAATGCGATCCACGCTTGCATCTCCTTCGAAGAGACACGGTCTAGTAGTTCATCAACTGTGCAAGACAGGGCGAGAGCCAAACGGTGATAGAACCGCTGTCTCCCGCCCTTCTTCAGTCCTCTTGAAGTTCCTCGACATCAGTTGCACCAAGACCGGACAACTTCTGCGCGATGGTGAACAGAATGTCGAGCGTCTGTGCGGGCAGACCGCCGAGTTCTGCTTCATCGCTGTCTTGGAACAGCCGCACTCCCTTGTCATCGCAGATCGATCTGACAAGGAGCTTCGCGCGGATGTTCTCAGTTGAGAGAACGCGCTGTTTCCCACGCTGTTGGAAGCAAGCGTTCTCGAAAGAATCGCGTTCGCGTCCTGTCAAGCCTCTCACATGGACGGGAAGTTCTAATCCCGCAACCGTGACAGGCTCGATGTTGACCGTTGAACGCAGACTGAGGATGGCAAGTTTGTCGCTGTGCATAGTGGCAGGGTAACAATGATTGGCAGATCAATCAAGTAGCAGAGTAAACGAGACTTCCGGTCTTGAGATCGCCGGTGATCTGAAGCGTGTAGGTTGCTTTCACCACATCGTCTGTGGCAATATCGAAAGTAGTGTTCTGCAAGAACGCATCGAAGACGAACTTGATTCCGCTCGTTGCTGCCGGACTAGCAACAGAACCAAGGTACATGGTGTATTCGTAGATCGGTTCAGCGGTTCCGGGAACACGTGGCTTCGCTGCTGTTGCGGGATCGACATTAGTCACGATGGTGCAGGTTCCGCAGTCCTTGCGACCCATCGCGTACTTCTTGCCTGTGCTTGTGAGTTGCGTGACATCGATTTCAGACGCGCTGAAACCTGAGAAGGATATAGAAACGATGTCGCCGGGAATGAATCCGTTAGTTGGAGTGACTGGAGCGGTGATTCGACTGTTGAACGAGGTAAGTGGCATATGGTTCCTTGATTATGTTAATTGAGTAGTGATAGTGACTACGCCGTCAATGCGAAGAGTGAGTGTTGCCATGAGTACGCCGTCCGGCTGTGCTTCAAATGTCAGTCCTTGAATGTATGCGCTGAAAGCGATTGAAGGCTTGCCAACGACAGCACCACCGAGTTTGATTGCATATGCGTTAGCCCCGACTGTGTCGTTTGCTTGAATCTGCTGTTGCGTTGCCGGGAAAACCATCATCGTGATGGTTACAGTTCCGCCGTCAGCGTATCCGGCTGCATACTGTGACGCTGTACTGCTGAGAATGCTGACATCAATCGCCGTGGCTGAAACACCGCCGAAACTGATACTGCTGATTTCTCCAACGATAGTTCCGTTGCTAAAGAACGTTCCATATGTTGACATACTCGCCATGGTGTCAGTTCCTTATGTGTATTTCAATCGCTCTTACTGAGTAGCGATAGAGACTGCACCATCAATACGAAGCGTAAGTGTTGACATCAGAACGCCGTCAGGCTGTGCTTCAAATGTCTGTCCTTGAATGAATGCGTTGAAACCGATTGAAGGCTTGCCAACGACAGCACCACCGAGTTTGATCAGATACGCGACAGATGTAGAAGTGTTTGCTTGAACTGCCGATTGAGTCTGAGCAGCAACCATCATCGTGACGGTTACAGTTCCGCCGTCAACATATCCGGCTGCGTACTGTGATGCTGCGCTTGTGAGAACGCTGACATCAATAGCCGTAACCGAAACACCGCCGAGACTGATACTGCTGATTTCTCCAACGAGGGTTCCCGTGGCAAACAGGGTTCCGTAGGTTGACATATTGCCCATAGTGAGAGTTCCTTATGTGTACAGGACTGAGAAGACTGTGGTCTGCAAGAATGCTCCGGTGGTTTCGCCGCCTTGAGGAGCGTCATATGCGGATACTGATCGCAAGTGTAACGAGTGCATGATGGTTGTTGAATCGCCACTACCAACGTAGCCATTAATTGCTGTGATGACGGCGTTCGCAATGGCGATGGCAGATGCCTTTGTAGTGGCTATCGCTACTACTTCAAGTTCAGCCTTCCGTGCTACCGTGCTTCCGAGAGCCATCATCGCTTCTTCGTTGTTGGTGCTGAACACGATTGACGGCAAGGCAGATCCCTGCGCCCGTGTTTCCGGGAAGATGCGTGGCGCGGCTTGACCGCCTACCAAGCCATACACTCCGGCGTTACCTGCCATCGCTAAACGCATCGCGCCTTCCATACTCATGGCTGCACCTTGTCCATTTCGCTGCGTACTACGCGCAGAAATAGCGACTCTGCCTTCGACTTGTTGCGTTCAAACGCAGGGCGCATGAATGGTCGCTCAGGAATTCGCTTCGTCCGCACTTTGCGCCCGAAGAAGTGCGTGAGTTTGTAACCGTACTCAATCAGATGAGCGAGTGAAGCTCTGACCCACAGCGGCTGACTCTCGCCTACCTTCTGCTTGGGTGCGTTGCCGCGTGGCTTGCCATAGAACACGGCGAGTCTGCCCTTGGAGTAGTAGCGTGATCCCTTGGCTCGTTGCAGTTTGATGCTGACCCTGCTTGCGATTGCTTGCCGTGTCCGCGTGGTGCCGCCGCTCCGGCTCGGAACGCCCATCACATTCGCCTTCGCAGACTTCATCATGTCAGCGAGTGCAGGTTTAATGGCGCGAACAAAGATTGCCTCCTGCATTGACTTGCGAAGCGTATTCATATTCGCGACAGTCCTCGCACCGCCTGTGACGGAGATACTGAGTGCAGGAGTTTGAATCTTCTTGCTCAAATCAGCAGTTCCGCTTTCAGTTCAATGAATCGCTTGTCGTGTATCTGCCGTGCAGACTTGACCTGCCACACATATCCGCTGTAGGTCACTCTCATGCGTTCGTAGTCTGTCTTGTCTGAAGAGCCGCGAATGGTAATCAGAATCGCTCGCTTGGCTTCTGTGCCATCGTAGATGTCTGATTCTCCGGCTTCTAGTTCTTTCACATTGCACCATCGCGTCATGCCGAGCGACCAACTTTCAATCTGCTGCCCAACTGCATCCGTAGCAACAGTTGGAAGATCGAACAGCAATCGCTCTTTGAGTTGCCCGATTTGAATCATGTGATTTCCGCCAACCAAAGATTACGGAGCAATGCTTCAACAGTCATCTTCACATCGCTGCTGATTGTGCCGTTGACAACTGCTTCGCGGTTCTCATACCAATGACCAACGAGCAAGAGAATGGCTTGCTTCGCTTGCGATGGCACCGCAGCAGCGTTCGCGTATCCAACCGTGGCGGTGATGCGGACTGCATCGGTTGCGTATCCGGTCTGCACCCATACGCTTTCTGTCAAGGCTGTCCGCAGTCTTGACGGAATGATGTTCGATTGCAGACGATAGGTAGCGGCAAGCGTTTGAACCGTCTGCGCTGTATCGACATACACGACTGATGCAACTGCGGTCACAGGCGCGAGCGGAAATACAATCTCGTTGCCTTCAGATGGAAACGCATTCGCTTCGAAGTAGAACGTGCGACCACACAGAATGTGATTCGTCCGCGTTTCAACATAAGTTCGGGCTGCAACGCCAAGCGATGTGATCAGCGCATCGTCTGCGTCTACATCACATCGCAAGTGCAACTTCAGTTCAGCAAGCGTGAGCGGTTCAAATGCTGCTGCTGCTGTCTGTGCATACCTTAGGGTTGGTCGTCCCATTTCGCAGCCCTCTTCTTGATTGGAGCAGCGTCTGCAGTTTGCATCTCATCAGCAGTCTCTTCAGCCAATTCCATGGCGATGAACTGTGCAGCGGTTTCATCATCAACCAGAATGATGTCACCGACTTTGCAGTTGCCGACCGTTGAGTTGAACTCGCGTAGTACCTTGATTCGCTGTGACATGGTGGCTCCTTATCAATGGGGCGCGGCACCGAAGTACCGCGCCCCATCGTTGAGAGGATCAGAAGTTAGACAGTAGCCAAGTGAACCTGAGCAGCAGTCAGAGTCATCTTGCCATCGTTACGAGCGAAACCGAAGTATCCGGTCTGATTGTTGGCGAGGAACGCTTCACGCGCAACCTTGATGCTGATGCTGCTGCGTTCGCCGATCATGTAGTACGAGTAATCGCCGAATCCTGCAACGATAGAGGCGGCTGCAAATCCGTTTGAATCAGCAGTACAGACAACAGGGAATCCAAGCAGACGATCAGGCTCACCGCCTTCAATGCGCCCGTCACCCATTGACCACGCTTGCGGAGCGAATCCTGCGGCGGTGGATTCTTGCTTCAGAGCGCGAATCTTCGCGAACACAGCATCACCCATGACCCACTTCGCGTTCGACCGATACTGGCGCGGCAGAGCGTAGACCACATCGAGCAACTTCTGAATGGTCAACGCATTGCCTGATGCAAGCGAAACGGTTGTCGCTGCCTGAGACGCAGTCAATACTCCGAGTGGCTTGTTGGTGCCGTCACCCAAGACGAATGCACTCTCTTCAGCGAGTCCGAACGCGCGACCCATCTGATCTGCAAGGATGGATTCAATGCTGAAGCCCTGACCACGGCTCGGCGCATCTTCAATCAGTTCATTGCTGACCTTCGTGAAGAACGACAGAGTCGAAGGTTGCAGAGTGATGTTGGAGAAGGTCGGATTGGTTTCGGAAATGGCGGTTGCTTCTCCGCCCTTGTAACTCGCTACGCCAACAGCGTTCTCAATCGTGATCTGAGTCTTGAAGGTGCCAAGCGGCATGACAGTAGCGACCTGACGCATCGCGTTTGCCATGAAACGCTTCTTGATCAACTGCGCGTAGAAGTCCTGCGATGGCAAGAAGCCACCTGCTGAATCAGTACCTTCAGACATGGCGCGCATCTCTTGCCCGTTCAAACCATTCTGACCGACACACAGATAGCGAAGGAACGCATTGCGATACTCTTCGCTGTTGAGCGTGGTTTCAAGTTGCGTAGTGCGATGCGTAGACAGTTGACGCGCTTCAGCAATCTCACCGATTGCGCTGCGATGATTGGAAACTGCCTTGGACTGCACATCGAGCATGGCGTAGTGCTGATCGCGCAACTTGATGAGGTCAGTCAGGCGCGCGTTCTTCTTCTCGTACTCAACTTCAAGTTCAGGGTTCATCGGCGTACCGCTATCGGTTGCGCCCGTAACCATTGACTTCATCTTCTCGTAGAGTGCGCCGATTTCGTCCGTGATTTCTTTGATATTCATTCTGTGTTTCCTTTATGAGTTCGCAACGAGGGTCTTGAGTGAGTAAGCCGCTACCGACTTCGGATTCAGCATCGACCCGGCAGCGCGGAAGGTCGCATGGACTGTTGTTTGATTAGATGCCATTAGTGATTCTGTGTCAAGCGTCACTCGCACAGGAGATTTAATTGCGAGCAACACTTGCATCGGGTTGAAGATCAGAATGTGTGGCAGCGAAGTAGGCAGAGCACCTGCTACCGATGGCTTCGGCAGCGATTCATCGGTGTACCACGGAATGCCAAGAATAGTTTCAACAACTCCCGGCTCCCTGTTGATCGCCGAGACGATTGAATGACTTGTGGATGTCACGCCGCTAGTAGTTCCACCCGTCAAGAAACTTGTCACAGCGGCGGGATTCGAAACAATCATCAACTTCGAACGCTCGGTCTGTTTGAACAATGCCGTTTCAGCAGCGATGCCGCCGTTGGTTCCCGCACCCCATGTAGCCACTACTGGACAAGCGGACACCATCGCTTGCAAGACATCAAGACGCGGAATGCCATCGGTCGTTCCTACAGTCGCGCCGTTGTTGTTCCGATGATGCCGAGCGGTTCCTGCGACTGCTGCACCGATTTGAGTTAGCACATATGCCTGAAGTGATTCGGCGATGTTCTCGGCAAACTGATATGCGAGTATCTCTCGGATCTTCGCGTCTTCAAGCAGTTCGTTGGATACAACTTGCTTCGTTCGGAACGTCACGAAGGACGGCGCGTACTGACCGAAGGTAGCGGTGGTTTCGGCAAGCGAAGCATCTTCAGCAACGGTTCGCGCCACATCTTCGTTGATGCCATACGGCACCTTCAACTTCATCGGTGTCGTTGTCTTTAGGAAGGTCTCAGGACTTCCGCCTTGCGAAACTTGCTTCGTATCAATCATCCGCATGGAAGACGATGCGTCAACGCGGTGAATGTTTCGCAGCAACCATGTTTCGTAAAGGCGACTGCCAATGATTTCCTGAATGCCTTGAGCAATCAGATATCCACCTGAACCCATGCCGCCGGAAATCATTCCGAGCGGTGGTTCAAAGCCGATGACATTGCCTCCTCCTGCTTGCTGTCCTTGCGGTGCAGCAGCAGGAGATCCACCGCCCTTGCCGTCAAGCACCAATGAAACTTCTTCTTCTTCTCGATATTCGGTTCTCATTTCATTCCTTTGTAGATTGGTGCGACCGGAAGCCGAATGGCGCGGCGATTCAACACAACGCATTCAGCGAGGTCACGGGCGCGCTTGCTCAGGGTAGCAGATGGATTGGCAGGAAATGCAACGAGTGACACTTCGTACAGATCAAGATCCATGATCTTGCGATGCACTACGCCATCGCGATTCTCAAACTTCTGCTGAACAACGCTGAAGCCGAACGACATGGCATCGATGGTGCCGCTGTCAACGAGCGTAAATGCGTCACGGCTTTCGGTGGTATCAATCGGATGGATTTCCACGCGCAAGCCAACTTCATCAGGGCGCAGCAACAGGGTGCCGTTCTTTGTACGCGCAATGATTCGCGACTGATCGTGACCCATGAACGCGAATACATTCGGCTGCTCAACAAGCGTTCGATCAAACGCGCGGCGGTCAATGGTTTCTTGCACTCGCTCGACTGAGTACGGCTGATCGAATGTGGATGCGTATCCAACGAGCACAGGTGGCGCATCATCGCGCTTCTCAAGTTTCATCTCAACTGTTCGTGTTTCAATTTCCATGTAAGGCAATGTATTCTGTTTCATCATTCATTGCTACTGGCTTCATCAACCGGAACATCAGGTTTCACTTCGTCACTTGCCGTCAGGTCGCTGAAGTTGTCGCCGCCGTATGGGGTGCTTGCCGGAACCATGTTTACGGGCTGCAAGAACTGATCGCCCTGCTCACCGATTGAGTCGCGACCCATTTCGGCGCGGATTTCGTTGACTGACATGAATCCAAACTGCCGGGCGATGCTGTACGAACGGTAGCGGGTCATCAGATCAGCGCGAAGCATGGCATCGAAACTGATTTCTGAATCAACCAATTCATCTGCTCGGAACAACTTGCGCCGGGCTTCAGCCTCCAACCGTGCAGCCCAAGACGAAAGGCAGTTGGTTACCCATTCACGGTTCGCCTGTTCTGCACTCGCGTAGGACTGCTTGTTGCCAACACCAATGACAGACGGCGGCACACGGAACATGGAACAGATTTCCTCGCGCTGATACGCACGACCTTCAAGCCATTGCGAGTCTTGCGGTGACAGACTGATCTGCTGATACTTCAAGCCACCTTCAAGCACGGCGATGGCACCTGCGCTATGAACGCCGCGCATACGGCTCTCCCATGATTCGCGCATTCGCATGACTGCTTCACTTGACAGATCTTTCTCGCTCGTCAATACACCGGATGGGCGCGAAGCATTGCGCCAATAGGACGCACCGAACGATTCAGCAGCCAACGAAAGACCGATGGCTTGTCGTGCGAATGAAATCGGGGAATAGCCAAGCAGCCCATCCGGCGACATCCACATCAGGTGGAAGATTTCTTGAGACGAGAAGACTGTGCGACCATCATCGCCAACACCACCACCGTAGAAGTACGCGATTGAACCATCACCGATGCGCGTGACTTCCATCAGGTCGGGGCGCAAGAAGTGCAGCGCAATCGGTCTGCCGTCAGCACCGCGTTCAATCAATGAGTATCCGTTGCCTGTGAGACACGCGCTCGTCAGCATCAACTCGCGCCAAGTCAACGCGGTCATCGTGCCGCATGGTTCTACATTCAGCAAGCGATAGACCGGATGATCGCGCATCACGCTGCGCCCGTTCGGCGTGTTTGCCATGACTGACCACGGCAACTTGGCTAGTTCAGTTGCGATGGCTTGCACACAGGCGTTGACGGTGCTGCACGAAAGCGCGGCAGTCGGCGTGATGTACTGCCCGGTATCTGAAACCGTTCCGGTGTACACCTGCATACCACCGGATGGCGGCTGACCAACAGATGTAGTCGATTGAAACTTGCGAAACTCAATCGAACCTATGAACGGGATATTCAGAGCCATATCAATCCTCTTTCTTCGTAGACGCTCTTCGTCTGCTGATCATCATGAAGGCTTGCAGCTACTGCGATGATTGCAGCAACTACCGGATCGATGCGTTCAACGCTTCGCTTCTTGCTTGGTCGTGGGTTGCCGTTTGCATCTTTGTCAACTACGCAGTTAGACATCGCCCATCCGAGAACAGGATTGCCGTCATGCGACAACTTGCGCGACATCACAGCGCGCTCCCACATCTGAGTAGGCGTTGACAGGTTGAGGAATGATTGCGGCACACGCACGACATTGAGTCCCTTGCCTTCAAGTTCGTTGGCAAGGTTCTGAGCGTTGTACGGGTCATACGCAATGAGTTTGACATTATGCTGCTTGGCAAGTACTTCAATCTGCTTGACGATGTAGGCGTAGTCGGTGGTATCGCCTTGAGTGAGTGTCAGCCAACCGCGCCTTGACCATTCTAGATAGGGAACGCCGTCACGCCTAGTTCTGTTAGCAGCACCAACTTCAGGAGCGAAGTTCCATGAGCGACAGATGATGCGATCACCATCAATCCAAACTGCGCCGATGCTGCTCAGATCGGTTGTTTGAGCAAGATCCACGCCCAAGTAGCAAGGCAAGCCACGCAGCGAAGCGATGTCGATCTCCTGCTTGCATTCATCCCAATCAGACATACGCAGCCAACGATCAGACGATGTGATGTGTTGGCACAGGTAGTAGGTTCGGAACGGCGATTCATACGAAGGCTGATCGTGCGCGCGTTTGGCTTCTTCTTTGTACCAACCGAGTTTCGTTGTGTGACCAAGCGATGGGTTCGCCTTCTTCCATGTGGCTTCTAGTTTCCAATCATCGTCCTGCTCTGCGTAGTGAAGGCAAGGCAGGAATGAAGGATTGTCAATCGTGCCTTCGCAGATGCGTTGCGCGTACTGAAACAAGTCGTGCTCAAGTGATTCGCGCAGAACACCTGCTGTGGTGATGCTGACCATCAATGGCTGACGCCGTGCGCCCATTGATGTCATCACGGCTTCCCACAGGTCGCGCCTGTTCTCCATCGCATGGATCTCATCTGCGATACACGCGCTGACATTCAATCCGTGCGCTGACGGCGCATCTGCTGATAGCACCTTGTATGCGCCGTACGAAGAAGGCACAGTCAGACGATGTTGGAATGCCTGTGTGCGCTGACTGAGCAGCGGTTCGCTTTCAGCCATGCGACAGGCGCGACCGAGACAGAGTTTGGCTTGCTTGCGATCACGCGCAATGCCAACGACTTCAGGTGTTGATTCATCGTCTGCAAGCAGGTGGTACAGCGCGAGTGCAGCAGCCAACTCGGTCTTACCTGCTTTACGCGGAATCAGAATGTGTGCTTGCCGATATCGGCGTGTGCCATCGGGGCGAATCCATCCGTACAGGTTGCCTACGAGTGCTCGTTGCCATGGCAGCAGTTTGAATGGCTGTCCTGCCCATTCGCCTTCGGTGTACTTGCAGAGGCTCTCAATGAATGTGATGGCGTGTTTAGCGCAGTCAGCATTCCATACCGCAGTACCGCGCGTCTTGATCGCGTCATAGCGCGGCAGGTTGTTGAACGCTTCAGCAGACCACTTATTTGATGACCGAGGCTTTGCGGCTGAAGATGGCTTCGACTTGCTTGGTTTCATTGGTTGCTGTCAATCGCGCCCTTGCGCTTGGGGTCAATCCAAACTCCTGCATCATGCGCCTGATCATCAGTCCGTACTCTAATTGCATGGCAACATACGGCGAACGCTTCAGTCCAATCATCTTGCCATCATCGTCCTTGATGGCAATGACATCGCCGTACTTGCTGATCTGCGCCGTGGCTTGCTTCCATCGGGAAAGGTACTCAGCCAACTGACCAAGAGCAATGGAGTCTGCCTCAGTCAAGACCCGCATGGGCGCAATCGCTTGAGCGAGTTCGTGCCACGACTCAGTAGCAGCAGCGTTCACCCACTCCGGCGCATCCGGCACCTTCAGGGCGAGGGTCGGTTCGTTCTTGCGAGTAGACGCGCGCCACGATCCTGAGAGGCGCATCGCCGCAGTTGGCTTGAGAGGAGGTCCGGGCATTGGATGGGTGCTTGGCAGGGTCAGTCAACAGGGCGCAGCAGGTGCCTTCCTAGTGGCTTGGGTGCCATCGTAGCGACTGTGGGCGTGTTTGGGCTAACTTGGGGGCGTGCGCGCAAGCC